GGAAGATTGACGAATCAAGAGTATTTGATTCATGAGTAGTCACAGTAGTAAGAAAGCAAAAGAGTGTACTTAAGTGAACAGTACTAAGAGATTGGGAAGAGATCATAGTCAACGCTGGCTGTGAATTTCTTTTATCGCAAGAACATAGAAACAAAACCGACAAAACATATATCTATCAAGATAGGATGGTAGAGTTTATAGGCGCTGATGACGAGCAAAAGCTTAGAGGAGGTAAAAGAGATATCTTGTACTGTAATGAAGCCAATGAGTTATCTTATGATCAAGAGTTCTTTCAGCTGCTAATTAGAACCAGCTACAAGGTGTTTATAGACTTTAATCCCGATAATGAGTATGTTTGGATAAATACTGAACTAGAGCAAAAAAGAAAGTTTGACGAAGATGACGTAGAAGTAATAGTGTCAACATACAAGGACAATCCATTTCTTCCTCAAGAACAGGTTAAGGAAATTGAAAGGCTGGAAAAAACAAACCCAAGATACTGGCAAGTATACGGCCTGTGAGAATATGGTAAACTAGAGGGTATAGTGTTTCCCGATGTAAGAGATATAGAGGAGGTTCCAGATGGTGCTAAGTTCTTCTGATACTGACTTGATTTCTGATTTACTAATGACCCTAGTGCTTTGATTGGTGTGCACACTTGGAACAACTGTCTTATATTGGACGAGGTTTTCTATGATTACTGATTACTAAACCCAGACATATATGCAAAAGTTCAATCAAGGTGACTAGATAGAAGGGATAAGTATGTCGGTGATAGTTCAGAGCCCAAAAGTATTGAGGAGTTATATCGCTTATGACTAAATATAAAGTGAGTAAAAAAATGAAAAGACAGCATCAAGTACGGTATACAACTTATGCAACAGTTTCCGATAATATATGTAACTTGAAGAAGCCAAAACCTAAGGAGAGAACTGAGGTGATATGTGCGAGAGAAGGACAAAAAATGAGAGTGGACACAACACCCAGCTCCGTCGCCAGATCATGCAATAGATGCTGCAAGGTATTTGTGTATGGAGGTGTTCTGAAAGAGAAGAGATAGGAAAACTTGAATACTACAAGCAAAACGGTAAGATAAAGTCGATATGAGGGGGTAGACCTTTTATCACAACAAAACAATATGTTTATAGAAAATTGGGGTCTAAATAAGGTGATCACGGCAAAGGATATCCAAAAAAACAGAGATTTACACGACAATATATGTTCGGCTATACAAATATGATATGACAATAGTGAACAAGCACAATCCGAAAAAAGGACTTACCACAAAGCTATTGATGAGGCAGTAAAGCAGCTACATTCTGACGATAGGCTAGAGTATGACATGTTGTGGTCTTACAAAAAATCATTCATTGCTATGTTTCAAAGTGAATGACTTTCTCCGGTGTTCAAGGAAAGGGATTATTTTGACAGAGAAGTGGCCAGAAAGCTCAACAAGATATCAGACTTTGACATAGAGAACATGAAGAAAAACATCAAAGACAAAAAAATGTTGTCTGATGTATTTGACTACGGTGTAGGTTTACGTGTGTATAACGGATTTGATAAAGTTAATAAGTGCCCTACGTTTATAACTCCTTCGCCTTTGAGTTGGTACTACGACCCAAATGGTTCAGTTTCAGACGTTGATTTCGATTATCACTTATTCCACTTTCAAACGTCAAAGGCTGACCTTAATTACACAAACCTACTAACTGGCGATTATTTTTGTCTCGATGAAGTAAGGACGGGTATTTACTCAAGAAGCGCTGAAATACAGGACGCTAAAAGGTATAGAAAACAAACAACTGATGAGGTTTCTGATGACACAGTATATGTTTATAATTGTTTTCTTACTGTAAATGGGCACAGATACTTTTGTGTAGTAGCAAACGATCAAACAAAAATAATAAAATGGGAGAGAATGATGCCAGAAACAAAGGAGGAGAAAAAAGACGGTACACTAGTGCCATTTAAAATATCTATTTCTAATGCCTTTATTGATCAATACGACGCTTGGGGTGTTAGTTACAGAGAAAAAATCTATCCTGTTCAAAATGCTATCACAAGAATAGTAAATGCTATGCACAGTAAACAACTAAGAGATGCTGGTCATGATGTTATACTGTACGATATTGACAGAGTAGAAAACCCAGCAAACCTTCTTGAAAGGCCTAGTGGTTGACCTTTGTTTGTAGCTGTTAATGAACTAGGTAGTTGACCAGTTACTGCTCCAGCACTAGAGAATAACGACACTTCAAGATCACAACAATACATACAACAACTAGAGTACTACGCAGAAAACACTACTGCTTTGACTGGTATTGTAAGAGGTCTTACTCCTGACGCTTGAACTCTAGGAGAAGCTGAGATTCAAATGCAAAAGAGTAATGCTTTGTTTTCGGTAGATGCTGAAACACTAACATTTGGAGAGAAGAACTTTTGGACTAATATTTACTACAGATCTTTGAAGGAGAACATGTCGCAAATAGGCGATAAGGCAGTGACTCTATGAGTAGACGGTGGTGATATAGTGAATTTATCTAAAAGAGAGCTTAGCGGTTTCAATACTCCAAACGTTACTGTGAAGTCAAAGAGAAAGGAGGCTGAGAATAGAAACAAGAAAGTTGCAACAATGCAAGCACAACTACCATTGATAATGCAAGACCCCAAGACTAGTGATATAAGTAAGACACTATACCAAAGAGAATTGATGGAGCTACAATGATTAGATTCTGACTTCATAATGGCTATACACCCTATGAGTCCGGACGAAAGACACGCCGAAGCTATGCAAGATATAATAAACATGGATAAGGTACCAGAAAATCTAATCATACCAGGGATAGACTTGGATACATTATGGGTATATATAAATGCAGCAGTAGACAATGACTCAAAACAAACAGTGTTGACCAGACTAAATGCGTTAATCATAGAAAAATGATTAATGAATAAACAAGCACCTGAACAACAAGGTCAAATGCAAGGAGTTGCTAACTCAATGGCCTCACAAGCTTTGTCATCGGATATAGCACAAAGACAAAAAGATTTACCAATTAACTAAACACTATGGATTTGAATATAGTAGCATTAAAAACGGTAGTAGATGAAATCAATAAAATCATTAAGAAGGCGGTAGTAAATATTGTTACTAATATTAATTCCGAGTGTGACGAGGTCAAATATACTTGGAACTCTGTACAAAGGCACAGAATATCTGACCTAAGACTACTTAAAAAAACGCTTTTAATGAACATAAAAAGCAAAATAACGAACGCTTGAAACAGTTGACTTAGTAAGAGTCAGGTAGACGAGCTTGCCAACCAAGTTAAGGCAATAATTGACGACAGTAAGGACGTGTTGGACAACAAGCCCATAAAGAAAGCTTGAAATCAAGACAAATAATACTACTATATTAACAAGGCAACGTCAATAAGACCAATTTATCATGTGTTATGATACAATGAATAACTTAGAAAACAATGAAATAGAAAATCAAGATATTGATATTGAAGAAACAAATGTTGAAAGCGAGGAGGAGGCTGGTAATGTTGAAGAAATAAAGGCCGAGAACGAAAGGTTGCGCAAGCAAAACCAAAAGCTTAAGTTGAAAAAAGCTAAGGCTATAGAGAAGTCAGCAAAACAAGCTATTGATAGGCAAGAACTAGAAGGTTTCTATAGAGAAATGAAGCAAAAAGAATGGTTCAAAGAAACTCACCCAGGTGTTGATTACGAAGCGATCAAAGCGGTTGCGGATGCTAAAGGCACTGATATGCAAGAGGCTATGAAAATCCTTTGATTGGCAAGTTCTACATCGTGAATGACATGAAAAGATGTTACTAACCTAGGCAGCAAAAAGGACGAAGCTTACCTTGAAAGAAGGAAGAAGAGACTCTGACTAGTATAGTATATAACGAGTAAAAAAAAACAAAGGTGGGGTAGGAGCACTATCCTATTTTTATATTGAAATTGAAAAACTATTATGAATTTCAAAATCCTTAGAAGAGACAGAGACACAAGAACTGCTGTACTCGAAAAAGACCCAGCAGTTGTTTTAGAACAAGGACAATTCTGTACTATTGATGCAGCTACTGGTCTAGCAGTAAAAGCTACTGCAGCTTCAACAAGCATTGCACTAGTTATCGCTACACCTGAAACAAGTACAGGACTATTGGCAGACAATCAAGTACAAGTATCTGCTGACTTCAACGCTGTTTTAGTTGGTACTGCAGATGCGCCATTTGCAAAAACTAACAGAAACACAGAAGTAGACATCGCTATTGATGGTTCAGGAAACCAATTGATCGACATCGCAGCATCTACAACAGATGTACTAGTTGTACTAGCTTCAGAAGACGCAGGAACTGTTGGTTCAGCGGAAGAAGTACTAGTAAAGGTTAATAAACCACTATCTTTATAATCTTATAATTTAAATAGTTATGACACAACTATCACGTCCAAATTTCCTTGGATTCATTAATGGATACACAAAGGAAACAAAGGAGCTAATTGACAACAGTGTTGAATTGAACAATGACAGACAAGCCTACGCTTTCATCGTTGATTCTACTGACACAACAGAAATTAACGAAAAGTTTGTATCTACAGTTAGAGACTCTAATCCACAAAAGACTGCGGAAGGTCAAAAGGTTGGTGCTTCTGACTCATACACAGGTTTCGAAACAGTAGTTACACCACTAGACAAGACTACTGACAGTACAGAATGGTCTTTTGAATACTACCAAGGAAAAAGAGACTGGTCACAAAGAATCGAACAAGAGTTTGATAGAGACGTTAAGTCTAAGATGTGGGGAATGTACAACGAAGTAAACGGTGAAGTGTACTCACTAATCAACAACGGGTTCACAACAACTCTATCACCAGACGGTGAAATTCTATACTCAGCTGCACATAAGTTTACTGACGACCTACCAGGTAAGACTTTCGACAACCTAATGCCAGCTGTGCCACCAACTACTGACGTTCTAGCTGACTTGCAAGAAAGATCAGGAGAGTTCGTTGATGTAGGAGACAGACCAATGTCGCTAAATCCTAGAAAGCTTGTAGTAAAGAGAGGAGGTAAGGCATTCAGAGAGTTCCACAAGATCATTCAACCAGAAAGATACCAACCAGTAAATATTTCAGGTGCAAACAATGGAGTAAACATCTATGAAGGTGAATATCAAATGGTAGAAACACCATACGTAGCAACTTCTACTGAGTACCACTTTATGGAGGATTACTCAAACAGTGTTCTATCTCACCCTCTATACCTTGGTTTCCACCAAAGACCAACTATCTATGGACAAGATGAATACATTGATTCACTAACATATAAGACAGTATATGTATCATACTACAAGAGAGCAGTAAAGAATATTCCTATTGGAATGTACGGATCTGTTGGTGCGTAGTACAAAGAAGGCGGCTTGAATTCCGCCTTTTTTTTGTTATATATAAATATAGTTTATTAATTTAATGTAAAAATATGACATACTTCATTAAATATAAAGGTAGATTCTTGGATGTAAAGAAGGTACAAGAACTAAAGGCCAAGGAAATAGGAGAACAGGCAGCGGAAACAACAAAAGAAACTAGTTCAGAACTAGAGGAAAATGTAGAAACGGAGGACAACTCCCCAGAGGTGGCAGTAGAGCCAACAAGAGAAGAAAAACAAGACGATTTGGACGAAAGAAAGGCGTTTATAAAAGAAAATTGAAAGTTAGACAAGAGATGGAAAGAAAAAAGAATTATTGAGGAAAGCGACAAGCTAGGATTCGGTAATTAGTTTATGGTATTATAAATAATAAATGATTCCTTCACAAATAGTGCAATTTGCAAGAGATTTGTCAGGGTGTAGGACAGACGAGATCAGTGACTCGTTGCTTTTTTCGTATATGAACATAGAGTATAGAAAGCTTTGGCAGGATATAGCTGATACTGACAAAAACTATAAACTTAGAGAGTGGAAGACTGACCTTGTTGCTGGTGTTTCTACTTACGCACTAGAGCCAGTCAATAATGTTGCTCCTCAAAACAGTGGTCAAATAAAGATAGATTCTTTGTTTATACAATGTGACGACAGTCAGCAGTACCCATATAGGGCAACATATAGGGATTGGGACAACTTAGACGCTTCACCAGAATGGTACGCTAAAAATCAAAACAAGTATGAGCCCTTCTATATAATTACTGATAATTCTGTTAGAATATTCCCAACACCTGAAAAATCAGTAGCACAGTGATTAATTATGTATGCTAACCAAAGACCGTATGACTTAGATTCTACTATGACGGAAGACGACATACTGATTGAAAGAGAGTTTCATGATGTTATTGGCTGGGCGTTTATACCATACATATATCAACATAGACAACAGGATGATAGAGTATTGTATTATCAACAGCAATACGAACAAAAGAAAGCAAGAATGCTCAGAAAGCTAAAGAAAAGGTTGATAAGACCAATGAAGGGGTACAATGCAACATTTAATGAATATGTTTACGGAGACAATGGTGGCTACTATTACTATAAATAAATTCTACGGTGGTATGTCGGACTCAGACGCTTACACGGCTGAGGTTATGTCTGCGTATCAAGAAAATGTTGACGGTATGTCTAAACCGGAGTGTCTAAAGCTTAATAGACAAGTAGGTGACTTTATAGCCACAGGGCAGGGTATAGTTACTGCTCAAATTAACAGATACTACTATACAGATGCCGGAGAGGTTTATGATGTTTCGTGATCGGTTGTTTACACTATTCCTTGATCAGGTGGTCAGTTCTACAACGCCATAAAGTTTTGAGAAAACTATATAGGTTTCTACAAAGATGGTAACCAACTAAAACTTACTCAGACTCCACTTAATGCTACCGGAACGCCTCAATGGTGATTGACGGTCGACAATTATGGTATAAATCCTGATCTGACGTCTTTCAATCCTAATGTTGGGAACAGTAATTATTGTGTAGCTGTAAACGATTCAGAGGATGTGTTGTATTTCATAGGTGGGAACACTGTTTATAAGGTTCTTATATCACAACTGCCTTTAATAAAAACAGGTATAGTTTTTGAAAACGACGTTGTTGGTCTGACAAGACAGTGACAACAACTATCGGTTTATTTGTCGGAAGGTAGAAAATACTTTTGGGATGGTTTCTCAGAACAACACGATGGTTATGTCGATTTAAGGCAAATGATAAGATATGTATATAGTACTAGAAACTATGATTATGTAGTGGCTTGAGGTGCAGCAGCTATATACTCTAAGTTGTTTATATCACAGTGACAGTCGTTCCAACTATTAAGATCAGGGCAGTTTACAAAAGACAACAACGATGAACAATGGAGACATGCCTACTGAATGAAAACCCCATTTGGTAACGCAAGCATGGTGGCAAATGAAAAACAAGTATTTATTGCTAACTCTTGGATGAACGCCATAGAGAGTTACGGTAACAGGATACCGTGATTACAACAAGGTAGCGTAATGGAGGCTCGTGACACTGATTGGGAGTTTATAGGCGGATTCTGGTCTGAAACTCTGCCCGACAATATATTTTTCTCGGTACAGGATGTGAATGGTAACGGTTTTATTAAAAACCTGCCGTTGTTCAGAACACCTAACCCAGACTACCAAGATTCGTGAGTGTATTATACAAAAAAGTATGTGATGGGTGCTTACAAAGTTAGACAATCACAAGTGGTTGTTAGATATAAGACACCTAACAACACTTCTATAAAAATATATATTGCAGTAGATTGAACAGACAACTATGAGTTATTAAAGACCATTGATGACAACAATCAAAATATAAAAATTTCAACACCAGATATTGTTAGACAATGATACGAATACCAATACAAGATCGAGCTTATAAGTACAGATCCTGCGGTCACTCCTGAGCTTTACAATATGACTATATTCTATGAACAAGCAGACAGATAGTTTTAAAGATAAGAACACCCTGAATATTGAACCAAAGGTAACGGATACAACACCAGGGTTTTGAGTTCTTCCTAACAAACAAAAGACGTCTGTATCTGATTTTAGGTACCTATGAATAAGAGCCGAAAGACCAGAAAACCCAAAGAATTGAGATAGTTATTACAATTGTATAACGAGAAAGCGAGAAATATATACAACGCAATTCTATAGAGAACCGTGTGCTCCGTCAGTTAGTAATCCATATAGACCAAAGCCATGAGACTACGCAGATGTTGGCTGAGATCTTTGGTTTACTGAGAGCTGAGCTTGATCTCCTGTGGCCGTAGCTCCTCCTATATGGCAGAGAGAAAACACCATAGGTGTACGGGTAGAACAACAGTCTTACTTTCTGACAAACAACCTCACTATACCACAAACCATACCTTCTTGATCTTGGACGGCCTTATGACCAGCAAGTGTTGACTTTATGAATAGCACGTTCCCAGACACTAGAGGTGTGCAACAAGCAACAATACCGTACACTGGACAATATTTGCTACTCTGACACGTAACTTGGGAACAAAAGCCGTGAGATACTAAAACAGAGTTAAGACTTACAGTAGATAGCGGTACTGTTACGCAAGTGGCGTATGATGTGCATGAATTACCAGCGATAACGGCTGTTACAAGCGGTAGTGATAGTGTGTGAGGCGCTATAAGTGCTACTACAACTATCTCATACTGACCATTAGACTTTGTTAGTCAAAAGGTGATACGGTACGGAGAGCTACAAGAGTGAGACGTAATAAGAGCAGAGTCAAGGCAAAACAGTTGAGGTAATCTAATAGCAACTTCGGGCGCTACATTCCCAACAACAACACAATATCAAACTGGATTTACTATTATTTGACTATAGATGGCAACAAATCAAATCAGTCCAACAGAAATAACAAGGGGTACTCTATCAAAAAAAACATGAGAACCATTGAAAGACATGGGTATTTCTGATAATAACCAGCCTCAATCTCCTGTTGGAACTCCAGAGTCTATTGCAGCGATGAAACAACAATTTCCGGAGCTAATGGGTGATGGTATGCAGCAAACACAACAACCGGCTCAGATTTCCCAAGACAGCCAGATAGGAACTGCCTTTAAGGCGGCTCGTTCTACTATTGGTAAACCATTTAAAGCACAACGTACGGCTATAGGGCAGCCAATGAAGGCTACTGGTACGGAAATAGGTGAAGCTGTTAAGATTGAACGCCCTGAGCCAACCGGCCCAACAAGCGAAGAGCTTGCAAGCATGGAGGTAAAAGAAAGTCAAAACATTGCAGACAAAGCTTATAGACAAATCAATAAGGCTATACAAGCTGGTAAACAAGTTGATGAAGAAACAAGAAGAACAGTAGTAGAGAAAATATCGCAAATGGAAGGGGCGCCAGAGCGTATGCAAGAAGCCCTTAGGCTTGTGGGTAGAAGGTTTGACGAGTCAGGTATTGATGAGGTAGAGATGGCAGAAGAAGAGATCACAAAGAACCAACAAATAGTTGATACTATGCTTGCCATGGAACCAGACACTATGCTAGAGGCTATCAAAATGGCTGATTTACCTGTGTCGGTTAGGTCTCAAGTAGTTAATTCACCACAATATAAACAAGCGCTACAAGATAAAAAAGATAGAGAACAAGTAGAGTTCTTTAATAATATGGTTGCTGGCAACCCATGACCTAGAGCTAGACCAGAAACAACAACGGAAGATGTTAAGAATAGCCTGGGTATAGAAAAACCAGACGATGTAACAAAACAAGAGATTAAAAATATAGTGTCAGATGATAGACTAACAACACTATCCGGAGAGATTGGTGATATCGATACAGAAATATCAGACCTACAACAACAAATGCAAAACCTTAGGACAGATATAGAAGATGAATTTCCTACAAGTATCTCAAAATCTGCGCTTAACGCTATTATATACGATAGACAAATAGGTTTGAACAACCAAATGCAATCTAAGTTGGCGGTGCGTGAGGCTAAGGCTGCAGACTATCAAAGAGTAAAACAAGAAAGAGAACTAGAACTACAAAGAAAACTACAACAACAGCAACAAACAATGGATTTCCTGAGTGCTGGTAACGGTGCTGCGCTATTCGGTACTAGTCTGAATGAGTTAAAAGCTATGGAAGAGCAAGGAAGACTGCCTGTGGGGTTCTCTGGTATGTATAGAAACTACCAAGAGGGGTTGGTATATAACACACTTCAACAAATGGGCAACCCTACTAGTGATGATATGGCGTTTATTTCTGGAGCTCTAGAACAAGGAGCAACACCACAGGAGATACTATCAAGTATGGGACAAATGCCCCAGTTCCAACAACCTGCTTATGGCATGGATCTACTATCAAAGACAGTTAAGTCAGGAGATAGAACATACCAGTTCAACCCAGAAACAGGAAGATATGATATTGCTATTGGTGATCAACCTATCGCCGGTCAAACACAACCAGGATTTGTAGAGATTACGGATGATACATTCAGTCTGTTTAGACAAACACCTAACGACTACAAAGGTAACACAGGGGCAGACTACCCAGCACAAAAGGGTTCACCGTTTAGAGTACCAGCTGGAGGAACTATTACAGGAGCAGAAAGACATAGTACGGGTAACATTAGAGTGCGTATGCAACTAGAAGATGGTAGAAGTCTAACAGTAGACCACCTTGATCCTAAAACATTAGCACACCTTGGTCTAGATCCAGACTTTACAGGTAAGACTTCGCTTAATATACCAGTAGGAGCAGGAGAGCCAATAGGGTTTGTGGGTAACACAGGTAATGTAAAGACAGTTGATCCTCAAACAGGTAAGTGGGTTGACGTTAGAAAGGCTGGTAAGTTACTAAGACCAGATCTTTCCCACAAAGGTGTTCATGCTAGTGTGTCGATCTATGACCCACAAGGTAATATGTACTCAGTAGCTGACACTGATAGAGCATTAAAACAAATGGCATCTTCTCATAAAGATCTGAGTAAATACGCTGCTGTGGTAGAAGACTGGGTTGAAGGAGGTAAAATGCCGAACAAGGCCACGCTTGATGCTATGTGACTATCACCTAAACAATTTGTTAATCAAGCAAACAAAACATACACTAATCTTGTTAGAGAAGAGTATGCTACGAAATGATTTGATTTAAGCGATCCTGCTATACTAGCGAAGACAGATACGCAACTTAAGAGAGATCTTAATAAAAGTATTGACGCTGCAGCTCAAGCACAACCATCATTTGATAGGCTTATTTGATTGATTGATGAATATGGAGCAGAGACACTACCTGGCCCAGTTAAGGATGAGATGACACAATTGTACGAGGATATACTACTAAAGGGTAAAGAGATCTACAACCTTGGT